GCCTGAAGTAATTAAAAGTCTACCGGCACAAGTTATAACCCCACAACCAAATAAGGCAAATTACACAGGTAATATAGGTAGAATAGAAACTTGGGAAAAAATAAAGGCATTAAATGATAAATGGATCGCAGGAAACGATTATAAACAAAACTCTCTTTTTGAAGATTTTTTATTTATAGATAGGGCATCAAGAAATATTGCGGGTGAAGTTTATTGTGATGTTGTTATGTGGAAAGATAAACTTGAGGAATCAATATTAAAAACACCAGATAGACCTTTGTGGTTAATTTTAAGAGAATTAATCGAAGCCTCTGGATTTACTGTTTTGGATTATGCGGGTTATGTAAATTACTATGACGTTAATGACGTAACAGTTAGACCTAATCCATCAAATCAAGGATCAACTTCAATTGCTAATGACATCTTTGGAACATTTTTAAATGTTGATTATAGAAATTCCAAAAGTAAAATGATTTGTACTTTTGCTAATGAAGCAAGTAAAAATTTAGATATACCAAACAGTGACTTTAGAAATGATGTATTTCAGTTAAATAGACAATCTGAAAATCCTTTAATAGAAAATCAAAGTAAAAAACAAGATTGGGGTCAATCTAATAAGTTAGTCGCATTTAACATGGATATTGGAAGACAAAACCAAGGTATTTTTACAAGTTTTGATGTTAATATGAATTCGGGACAAAAAACCGCTGAAGAATTAAAAATGTTAGAATATACCGCAAATCAAGCGGGAGGTGTTAATGCCACGGCTCAGAGTCAATCTATGTATAATTTTTATAAATATAGGGTTTATACTTGTGACGTTTCTATGATAGGTAATGCATTAATACAACCAAAAATGTATTTTAATTTAAGAAATGTTCCTATGTTTTCAGGACCATATCAAATACAAAGTGTTTCCCACTCAATAGGGCCAGGTAGTTTTAGTACTTCTTTTTCAGGAACAAGACAACCTGTTTATGAAATATCAGCACAAGACTCTTATTTACAAACAATCTATAAAAACTTTGTAACACCACTTTTAAATAAAGTTAAAAATACAACAAGTGCTAATATTACAACAAACATTATTGGACAACAAAATAGTAAGATGAATGTTGTTAATGGGCCTAATACACCTAGTCCTAGTCAATGTGGACAGCTTTTAGTATCACCTTTCGATACATTTACATATACCGCATCAACCCCAACTACGATTTCTCAAACTGATATTGTTAATGCAATTAAAGTAAGTGGAACTACCGCACCAAACGTAGTACCGAATCAAAATTTGGGTCTAAGATATTTAACATTTATAATCGGATACATATCAAATTTCCAAGGATCAAACTTTGTTATTAACTCAAATAACTTTGGTAATGTCCCATTAAATCAAACACACCTTGGAACTAATGACATTTTTATTTCAGCAAGAACTACAAATTATTTTTGTCAATCAAGTGGAAATGGTCAAGTAATACCTACCGCAGTATTTAGTGCCGTTACAGACCCAATTGCGGTAATATCTAAAAAGTTTGTAACTTTGGCAAGTCCGGGTGGTGATCCGTTTTTATCTAATTTAACTGATGGTCAATTAAATTCTCCTACTGATGCTGTTTTAGATGAATTTGCAAAATTATATATTACTTATTGGCCAAATAAAGTTGGTGATGATGTTTATACTCAACTACAACCAACGGATAAATCAATATTAAAAGATAAAATTAAAAATGCAATCGCTTTAGGTAAGTCACTTTATTTAAGTGTGTAAAACATTTATATATTACGATATATTTATATAAAAAATAAAAACTATGAATACAAAATTAATTTTAGATAACTATTTGGGTAAAAATACCAAAATTTCTGAAAAAGACATGGGAGATGGAACAAAACAAGTTTGTGATTTAGAAACAAACGAATGTTATGTTGTAAGAATGAAAGATGGTCTTATTGAAAGAGTGGACAACACTATGAATAAATTTAAAAAAATCCAGGTTGAAACTAAATCAGGTATAAAAACTTTATTAAACGGGTAATATGAGTGTAGATAAAAAAATTTTAGAAGAAATAAGACGAGTTAAGTTTATTACAAAATACATTACTGAGCAAGACGCACCACCGGCTGAAGATCCACTCGCTGATTTAGGTGGAGGAGCACCTGAAGGAGGTGACGTTGACCCATTAACGGGAGGAGCACCGGCAGGTTCACCACCCGCAGATCCCGCACCGGCAGGTTCACCACCCGCAGCTCCCGCAGCGGCAGGAGCACCACCCGCAGATCCCGCAGCGGCAGGAGCACCACCCGCAGATCCCGCAGCGGCAGGACCTCAACCAATTGATACCGCAACAGATCCTGATGTGGAAGAAGTAGGAGCTGAAGGTGAAGAAGAAGAGGAAGAATTGGACATTACGGATTTAGTAACCGCACAAAAAAATATTGAAGACAAACAAGAAGAATATTTCCAAAACCTATTTAAACAATTAGAGGCTATGGATACTAAACTTAAAGAAATGGATGGTTTAACAAATAGATTAACGTCTATTGAAGACAAAATTGAAAAATATAAACCTAAAACTCCACAAGAAAAATTAGAACTAAGAAGTTTAGATTCGGGACCTTTTAAACAAAAATTATCTGACTTTTTTGTTGACAAACAAGAAGAAATGGAAAAATCAGGTAAAAACGAATACGTGTTAACAACAGACCAAGTAAAAGAATTTTCACCAAATCAAATTGAAGATTCTTTTAATGAATATGGTGAAGAAGATGAAGATATGATGTAATATTAATAAAAGGGAACTTTGTGTCCCTTTTATTTTTTTTAATTTTTATATATTGACTGCGACAAATTAATAACTTATATTTCTATAGTAAACTTTTAAATAACATAATATATGGCGACAAACAATGTTTTAGATGCAGTTTTGGCTCAGTATGAAAGCTCAAAACAAAGTGGTTCTTCTTCCACTTCAAAAATGTCTCAAGAAGAAAGAATGAAAAAGTATTTTGCTGCAATACTTAAAGACAATGAAAAGCAAGCACAAAAAAGAATCCGAATCCTACCTACACCGGACGGTTCATCACCATTTAAAGAAGTTTGGTTCCACGAAATCTTGGTTGATGGTAAATGGCAAAAATTTTATGATCCAGGAAAAAATGACAATGAAAAATCACCATTGAGTGAGGTGTATGATGAATTAATGTCAACGGGTAAAGAATCAGATAAGGAATTGGCTAAACAATACAAACCTCGTAAGTTTTATATTGTTAAAGTTATTGATCGAGACAATGAACAAGACGGACCTAAATTCTGGAGATTCAAACACAATTACAAACAAGAAGGAATTTTCGATAAAATTATTCCTATTTATAAAGCGAAAGGTGATGTTGCCGATGCTGAAAAAGGAAGAGATTTAATCCTTGAGTTAACAAAGGCAAAAACTCCAAAAGGAGCCTTCTACACTGTAATCCAAACAGTAATGTATGATGACCCATCTGCAGTTCATGAAGATGAAGACACAATGAAATCTTGGATTGAAGATGAACTTACTTGGGAAGATGTTTATTCTAAAAAACCAGCTGAGTACCTTGAAGCAATCGCAAGAGGGGAAACACCAAGATGGGATTCAGACGCTGGAAAGTACATTTACTCAAATGATGAAGAATCAAGTGTATCACTTGGAGGAAGTAAAAAAACTATTAATCAAGTAGAAGATCCACAAGCTAATGATGAAGTGGATGAGGAATTACCATTCTAAAAAATCCTAAATATTATATGAGCACCGATTTACAATGTCGGTGCTTTTTTTTATCTTTTTAACAAAACAGAATATTATGGCAATTAAGAAAAACGACTTTAGTTCGGTTAAGAAAAAATTCTCAACATCAGCAAAATATAAACCACAAAGATTTTTTGATTTAGGTCAACCATTTTTGGATGCAGTTGGGTTACCAGGACCGGCCATGGGACATATAAATATGTTTTTAGGACATTCAGATACTGGTAAGACAACCGCCTTAGTTAAAACTGCGGTAGACGCACAAAAGAAAGGGATTCTTCCTGTGTTCATTATTACAGAACAAAAATGGAGTTTTGAACACGCAAAACTTATGGGGTTTGAATGTGAAGAAGTTGTTGACACAGAAACAGGAGAAATAGAGTGGGACGGGTTTTATATATTCAATAACAACTTTGATTACATTGAACAAATAACAGATTATATTAATGATCTATTAGATTCACAAGAAAAAGGTGAATTAGATTATTCTTTGTGTATTATGTGGGATTCTGTTGGGTCAGTTCCTTGTAAAATGACATACGAAGGTAAAGGTGGTAAACAACACAATGCAAGTGTTTTGGCGGACAAGATAGGTATGGGTATAAATCAACGTATTTCAGGTTCACGTAAAGCCGATTCTAAGTATGAAAATACACTAATAATTGTTAACCAACCTTGGGTTGAATTACCTGATAATCCATTTGGGCAACCAAAAATTAAAGCAAAGGGTGGTGAAGCAATTTGGTTAAATTCATCATTAGTGTTTTTATTTGGTAATCAAAAAGGGGCGGGAACAACAAAGATTACGGCAACAAAGGATAAAAGAACAGTTAAGTTCGCATCAAGAACAAAAGTTTCTGTTATGAAAAATCATATTAACGGACTTGGATTTGAAGACGGTAAAATTATTGTGACACCTCATGGATTTTTACCGGGTAAAGAGGCATCGGAAGAAAAGGCATCGATCGAACAATACAAAAAAGATTATGCTGAATATTGGAAAGAAATAATCGGAGTTGACGGTGACTTTGATTTGAAGGCAGAAAAAGAAGAAGTGGAGTAAGAACCCTGTAAAGTTAAAAAAATGACAAAAACCCTATTAGTAGACGGGAATAATTTATTAAAAATTGGATTTCATGGAGTTAAAGATTTTTTTAACGGAACTGAACATGTTGGTGGTATTTGGCATTTTTTAAATACTTTACGAAAATTCTTAGAAGAAAATAATTTTAATAAAGTTGTGGTATTTTGGGATAGCGATACTGCGT